GTTCCTAAAGACTAATGACGGTATTGCTCGGGCAGCATACCCCGTCACCAGATTTGGTTCAGCGACTAGTCTCAAATATTCATCTCTTCTCGCATCGATAAATGTTTTTGCTGGATTAACGTCAAAACCTGTCTCGTCATATATGCTCACTAAAGCAACTGAGCTAGCATATGATGGTGTATCGGTACGTACGTCATCACCTTGCACTATATAACTTAACACTGGATCCACACCAATCCTACGATGTATTACATTCCTATACATCTCGATTTTACCTCCCATAGAAAAAGTGTTCAATACTCCGGTCCATCGCCATCCCGACAGCAATCCGTTAGAGATAGGGACCCTTTTCGATCCCACTCTAACTTCGCCGCCGTTAAGCGAGTACTTCGTATAGTCCATAGCTTTTAACATCTCAACGCGCATGTTACCGGGCGCAAAATCGCTTATGTAATTCCTGAATTCATCGAGCATTATCATTATCATCCGTAAAGATATGTGATGGTCATTCTTCGACTCGTCAATAGGACATTTGACTGTGTTCTGCCTTGTATCAGCCTCCATCTTCTCCCATAATGCAAGCGTCTGCTCACCAGTGGTCCATAGCGTAGTATTCGGGTGTCCTCGCATCGTTGATTCGTACCAATACGAGATGTATGACATCCTGAGATAGTTTGAATTATCTCCTAAGAGCACTGCCCGCACCTTCTTACGTTCGCGTTTCTGTATAGCATATGTCGTCTGCTTACCCCACTTCCAGAATGATTGTTCCGCTTCTTCCTTTGTCATTGCCAACGCTGTTGCCCATTTACTTTTCCTTGCTTTCTTTATCTGCCCGCCTTCCACCATAACTTCCAGCCGCTTGCCGTCACTTGAACCTGGACGTGCATAGTTTGCCGGATCGGATAGCCATTCAGATACTGATAACTCCGGTAAATTGAACTCACGTTGATATTTTCTCAGGAATTGTCTCACTCCTAATCTGTACTCATGGTAGAACTGTTCTTCACTACCATCTAGAGTATGAGTATACTCGTCTGTCACCCACTCCTTGATAGCATCATAAAAATCGCCGATTTCCTTCGCCGGTTTATAATCTACTAACGTGTCCGTGTCAACCAAGGTCTTCCAGTCGTCATCTAGCAACGAACCGTACTTCTTTGCTATTTCGGA